TCCTAAAACTGCTTGTATGATTGGCATTTTTGATAAAATCCAGTCCGCAAAACTTTGTATTAGTGGCATAACCTTAACTCCAATTTGGGTTGTTATCATACTAAATGATGCTTTTACATCATCTATAGTATCCCCAAGAACTACTCCTGCATTAACTGCATCATCACCAAGTACAAGACCAAGCTCATGAGCTCTCTTTCTTAAATCCTCAATGCCTTGTGCTCCATTGTTCAACATTGGCATCATCTCAACTCCAGCTTTACCAAAGAGTTTAGTTGCTAATCTAGCCTTCTCAGTACCATTCTCCATATTAGCTAAAGCCATTATAGCCTCATTCATCATAGTCTCCTGGTCTTTTAACTTTCCATTTCCATCATTCCATGATAAACCTAGCTTAGTGAATGCCTCTGTTGCAGTTTTACTTCCTCCTGCAGCTGCATCCATCTGCCCAACTAAGGTTTTAACTCCTACTTGTAGCTTTTCAACATCCATACCATTTTGACCTAGTATATAATCCCACTCCTGAAAGCCTTGCTTTGATATACCTATCTTATTACTAAGCTTATCAATTCTATCTGTAACCTCTGCAGATTTCATTGCCATTCCGAAAAGAGCTGTTCCTCCTGCTACTGCAGCACCAGCAATTGCAGCTCCCCATTTAGCAGCTGTTCCTACACCTTTTAAGAACTTCCCTCCTAATCCTTCTGCCTTTTCATCAGTTTTAGAAATACTTTTATTTGCTTCATCATTGTTAACAAGTATAGAACCCATAAGCTTAAAAAGTTCTATTGCCACATTATTAACCTCCTTCCTCTAAAGTTAGTTCTATAATGCCTTTTACCTTATCTTCTATTTGCTCCTTGGTTAACTTCTCACTCTCACCTGTATTTGCACTTGAAGTTCTACATTTACTTCTATATTCCTCAAAACTTATAAAAGTTTCTTGATCCATTAATCTATAGTCAACTAACCATTGTTGCCATAATTTTTCTTCTGCATCTTTTTCATAAGCTTTATATATTAACTCATACCCTTCTTCAAATTGTAAATTTAATATATAGTCTATATTG